TAATCACCCTTCTTATTGACTCCCGCGAGTTTTGGGACGCTACCGTCCTAGAGGCTACCGGAGACAGAAAGATGGTTCAAGTCATGGAACAGGTTCGCAACTGGTTCCGCCGAGACTCCAATCGTTCGCTCGATGGGATGGCGGGCGTCAGGGAAGTTAGGGCTTCTGCGACCGACTACATGGTGCAAGTGCGCGGCTCGGTTATCGCTAAGTCGGCACAAGTCACGCTCGTTATCAACAAGCAGCGCGAGCGCGAACAGTAAAGAGGATACAATACTATGGGCCTTGGCGCACTTGGCTACGTCGGATATGGAGTAGAGGTTACCGAGGGACTATTTGTCGCACCGACAAAGTACCTCCCGGTCACTTCATTCTCGTTCGAGGACTCTAACGACTTCATCGTGCCTCAGCAGATTAGGCACAGCCGCGACACCTACATCGCAATGGCGGCACCGTACGCAGTCTCCGGTACTATGGAAATGGAACTCATCCCAACGGATGTCGCTTCACTTCTAAAGTCGGCTTTCTGCGCTACGGTTAACACCAACGCCTATGCGGGTGGCGGATACCAGCACGTTTATACTCCGGGTTCTGAGGTTCCAACGTTTACGTTCGAGTCCAGCGCGTCTGATGTTCTCATTATGCGTTACTCGGGTGTTCGTGTCAACACTATCGAAATCAAGGCGGCGTTCGGTGAAATCGTCACCGCATCGTTCGGTCTTGAAGGCGTTAATCGCCAGAAGCAAGGTGGAGCGTCGAGCCCGACCTTCACCAACATTGTCCCGTTCCACTTCTCGGGCGCTGATATCAAGGTAGCCTCTGGCACCCTGTTGTCAACAGTCAAGGAGTTTACTTTCGGTGTCAATAACAACATCGAACGTATCGGTACGCTTCGTAAGACACGTTCTTGGAAGCGTCTTGAACTAGGTATGCGTGAGGTAACCTTGGCTTTGACCATCGACTTCACCGACACATCGGAATACGATAGGTTCCTCAACGAAACTATCTTTGATGTTGACCTTCACTTGTCTGGCCCTACATACGGCGGAATGACCTCACCAACCATCCTTCGTATCGAGGTACCTAATGTCAGGTGGAATAAGGTTAACGTTCCTCTTTCCGCTGGCGACTACCTAGAACAGGCGGTCGAGGCGTTGGTCGTTGCGCCAATCGGTGGCAACGTGTTCTCTGCTACCCTCGTTAACAACGAGTCAGCAGTCAGTTAAGCAATAACGTTCTGTTTGCTGGTACCGTACAGATTTGTATGGTACCAGTCAACGGAAGACACCACTAGACTCCATAGGGTCAGGGAAGGGATATAATGGGAATTCTCCGTAAGGCATCGCTCGAAACCAAGCCAATATATCTAGATGAAACAGACTATATCGTAGTTCGTGTCGCTATCTCCAAAAAAGAGTTCAATGCCCTAGCGGCTGCTATGCCGACTAGTATCGGTGAAGACGGGGATACATCGAAGCTCTCCCTGCCTGAGGCGACCGGCTTCCAGCGCTTTCTTTTCGGGGCCTTGGTTGTTGGGTGGTCTTTGAATGAGGGTCAGCCGTCAATAGAAGATTACGATGACCTTGATAACGAGGGCGCGTCCGTAATCGATACCAAGCTAGCTGAACACTTCGAGCAGCTATTGCCGTCGAGCGCCGAGGGAAAATCGCCTTCGACCTCGCAAGGCAATATGCCGGTAACTTCGGAAATCGAAGCCTAAGACAGCGAAACCCGCGTATAGCGAGGGCTTTCGACCTCTATCTTATGTGTCGTTCAGTTCAACTGTTTCATATCAAGATAGAGAAGGAACGTAGGGTCGAGCACAAGATAGTCGAGTTCGTGACTGGCTATTCTGTTCTACCTGAGGCTGGCGGGGTCTTAGACCAACCAGTTTGGCTAATGGATATGTTTGACCAGTTTCGTGCTGGTGAGAATTCTGTTGCCGTAAAGGCGCTAAAGTAAGGTAACCGAATGGCCCATGTTAGATATAGTTCACATTCACCCGCAGACCGCCGAATGTCAACTATATCCGACA